AGGCGTGCGCATGCTCGCGAGATTTAACGCGCTATGCGTGTGCGTCGCGTGTGTATACGCGCGTAAATATGCCACGTTCCGCTTGCGCGTCCCCTGTGCGTCCCCCGCGCGCGCATGTGCGAAAAAAACAGTCCGTCGCTCATACAGGCCAAAAACAAACAGACAGACACTCCAACGCGCGTGGGCATGCGTTACGCGTCCGTGTGCGCTGTCAAGCGTCCCCGTGGTGTCCCCGAGGGTTGCGCTATTCTGCGCGTACAGGCGTGCGTTACGCGTCCGTGTGCGTTATCGTGGCGTACGGCGTCGTCGTCGGTCTCCATCGCGTTAACGCGCGGTTCGTCGCCTGCGAGTTTATGGGCGCGCGAGTTTAGCGCGAGGCGCCGACGGGGAGTTCCGCCCGCTGGCTATATCGTATACCATCTCAGATTTTTGTATCAAAATATTCTACAATTGGTTACGAACTTTACGTAGCATTTCACACAATTTAACGGCCCGCCCTGGTGTCTGCTCGGCCCACTTTGAGTCACATAATTCAAAACCCGCGTCTTCATAACGTTCTTCATTTATATGCTCAATAGTTTTCTTAAAACGTTTAAAACCTGTGGTTCCCAGCTGAAATACCATCTCTACTGCGATGCCTCTGACGGTGCTAGGGAGATAATCTACCCCATTTTGTTTAGGAAAAATACGATAACTACCCTCTAATGCGTTGTTAAAGTCTGTTTCAAACACCTCTTCCCACCCTTCTTGAGTAGTAGGGATGTCTTCTCCAGGGAGTATCTTATGCCCATACCCTCCAGTTTGGTGTTTTTCTACAATTGATTTACCATTTACATCATCATATTTTAAAGTGTAAGGGTTAAGACGGAAACCTTCATGTTCTTTTACCCTATCTTTTACCCCCGCATATTCATCTACAGAGTCTCCTAAGGTAATACTTAGGCTTAATCTATCTTGTCCATCTGCCATTAGTGTGGTATCTCCTCATCATCTTTTTTAATATACTGTAATTCATCTTCCCAAAAGTAAGCATATATATCATCTAATATGTTGATAACTTCCTGACAATGATGTGTCAATTGTATGTCATCTTTATGATGGTAATAGGCATAAGCTACTAAGTTTTTTACTTGTAAATGAAGACTATCAAAACTTCTTCTTAAATCCATGAGTCACTCCTAGGGGTACGCCCTATACTTGACTCCATGAAGTTATCTAATTCTACACTGAGTAAATGTTCTTTGTGTTGGTTATAGGATAGAATGGCATCTCTGTCCATTCTGGTTACCCAATAGTTAGCTGCTATTGCTAATGCGTCTACAGCATCGTCGTGTTTCAGTGCCCCTCTATCTCTTGTAATACGTGTTAGTTGTCTAAATAACTGGTGGTCAGGTTCTAGTTTAAAATCCTCACGTATTAAGGACTCATCAACAACTAACTTGTGATTATTCATAATAGGTTCTAAAGTATCAATAATACGTTTTTCTTTCTGCGTATGATGTCTTACTTCTTCTACTTCACAGGGGTGTATCTTAGCTAACACTGGCTTTATAAGCTGTGTAGCCATGCCATCACCAAAGTTACTTTCAATGGTAATGTAATTTACGTCTTGTTTCTTAGCAATTCTCGCTAGTTTTTCTAAAGTTTCTTCAGAGTATCCACCATCTAGTGCACCCACAGCGGTGAGGTATAAGACTCCATGTAACATTTTAAGTACAGCATACGCTGTTTTGTCCTTACCTCTACCACTAGGGTCAATAGACATAGCTGTTCCTTCAAACTCTGTGTACTCATCTGACATGTGCATAGGGCCTACGTAGTAGTCTCCCTTTAGTCCCACATTGGGGACGTCACTGTCGATAGCTTTTATTTGTTCAGGACCTGAGGCCCACTGTATTTGTGCTGGGGCTTCTGTCCAAGTGGAACAACCACTCAAAATTATTAAATCATTTAGTTTTAATGGGTATCTATTAGCGTCAGACATCGTAGTATCTAACATAAACTGCAGGTTAAACCCGCTACGTCCGTAGGATGCTAGACGTTCCATCAAATCTATCTTGTTAAATCTGTCACTATCCGTAGGTTCACCCTCGGTTTCTTCTTTATCCGCGATTATAGATGCTAATTTAGCCCCATATCCGATACGTTGTGTGTTAGTTGGATACAATGCTGGCCATATTTTAGTCTTATAACCACGTTCTTCTAGGCCATTATAGAGTGACATCTCTGTTTGAGGTGTACCTAGGAAAATAATACGTCCTACTTTTGGTTTAATAATAGCATCAAATTCTTTTACAGTCTCACCAAGCCTGTCTCTCATCAGTTGTGTCTGTGAGTTGTTGGCTGATTCAACGTCATCAGCAATAATTAAATCAGCACGACTCCCTGTTAACTGCCCAGTTATACCCATGGACTTAACAGAAGGGGCGTGTGAGGCCTTTGCAGGGCCCACATCAAAGCTAACCTTACTGGAACGTTGGTCATTATGTGGTTGTAAGTGTTCTAATAGAGGCATCTCAGCTATAAGTCGCTGTGTAAATGTACTGAAATCATCAGCCCTACTTTTAGATGCAGAGACAACTAAGATGTTCCTTTGGGGGTTGAGTAAGAGTTGGTGACAAACAAAGGCAGAAGTTATCCAAGATTTCCCCACGCCTCTAAACGCTTGGATAACTAATCTTTTGTCTGGACTTTGTAAGTAATCGGCAATATCGTACTGTACCGGTGTTGGTTGTGGTAATAATAAATGTTTCCAGCACAAGTATAAAAAGTTTTTAAAGTTCTTTACACCTTTACTCATCATGGTCAAACGGTAAATCTTCTAATATGCTTGTAGCCCTTTCAACTATTTCAGGTTGGCTGTACGTTTTACACACATCTAAACATACTTTCATCTCAGATGCTGTAAGTTCCTGTCCTGATTTAAGTTTGTGATAGGCGTGCATAACCAGCAAAACAGGCAGTTCGTCCAAAACCTGTTTTACTGTTTCTTGTTGACTTTCGTCCATTATATACTCCTAAAGTTAAGTCGCAGTCTCCTGCCTTTTTAAACTTAACCTATCCACCAAGCTAGCATTATAACTAATAACTGGCTTGCTGCTAAATAAAGCTTGCCTCGCCATGATAATGAGTTCCACATTATTGAAACGGGTTGAGCTAATTCGTCTTCTAGCTCTTCATTAACATCGCCGGCGACGTCTTTAATGTCATCTTTTTTAAACATACTACACTCCTTAATATTTTAGTGGGTTTTTTAGTCGTATTGACTGTTCCTCGAATTTAGTTTCAAGAACTCTAAGTTCTTTTTCAAGGACGTTAACTTTTTTGTTTAATTCTTTAACTGCTTTTGTGCTAGTAGATTGTTCAAGCTCATCAAGTCTATTGTTAAATACACCCCAAGCATAGAACCCACCACCTAAGGTAGTGACTACACCTACTAATACAGCGTATTTTTTTAATGTTTCTGTTATATCCATGTTAATAACCTCTTATCTCCAGTAATTGTCGTTCAGCTTCTATTCTATTAAAAGTTGCTGTACGTAAATCTTCTTGATATTTATAAACGGGGTCATTCATAACAATTTGTTTAACAACGTTTCCGTCTGTATAAATTTCTGACTCATAAACACCTAAATCAACACTGTCATTGTAGTTTCGAGGACTATAAAACAATTGTGGTTGAAATAAGTCAGCGTTTGCAGCTGTGTAGTTAGACAAATTAGGAGCTTTACTTACCATAACACGCTGTGTTACAACGCTTATGACTGCTAATTGTTTGTCTACGTCTTTGACTATAGTTTCGACTTTAGCTGTAATACTGTCTACGTCTACTTTGATTTCGGTGGTTTCTTTTTCTTCAACTTTGATTTCTGCTTGTACGCCATTTGCTTCTCCTTTAGGTTCTTCAACAATGTTTTCCTCTTCTGCGGTTTCGTTCGAAGCAAAAGTTTCAGTAGTAACTGTTGGTTCATTATATTCTTCTTCTTCAGCCTCCTCTTGTGGCTCAGTCATCGCCACAGGCTCGTTGCTTGGTCCGGATGGCTCACTCGCAACCTCTTCAGGAACTGTTTCCACCGGGGTGGTTTCAGTTGGTTCACTTTGTTCTTCCATGATGGTCGCTGCAGCAATTTCCATTGCAGGCTCTCCAACAGTTTCTTCTGTCTGGGGTTCTTCCACAATTTCTGGCCCTCCAAATACTTGTAATATTTCAACTTCCTCAAACTCTTCTTCAAGAGCTTCAAATTCTTCTTCTAATATAACTATCGTTTGTGGTTCCTCCAATAAAAATTCTTCAAATTCTTCTAAAAAAGTTTCTTCAAACACAGGTGGAACAAATTCTACGGGAGGTTCTATAACAGGTTCAGTAAATCCTTGTTCCCATTCAATGAATTCGTCTATTACTTCTTCTATCTCTTCAATTGTTT